ATAGCTTGCGGCAGTCATAGCAGCAGCACTAGTTCTAGCTAATGGTCTTCTAGTTCTATACTGACTAAAAATGTTTTTTATAGCCTGTCTCTTAGTTAATGGAGCAGCCTCATCAGCAGCTTTGCCAGCTTTACCAGCCACTCTTGTAGACAAATTAGTTGTCTTAGTTAAATCCGTATTAGGAATAGATAATGCAGTAGTTGGCTTTTCTCCTCTTTTTCTAAGAATCTCTAGTTGTTTTTCAGAAGCTCCAGCTTTTCTCGCAGCTTCAATTTGTTCAGCTTTAGTATTTGCTTGTTTAACAGCTCCAGCTTTTTTAACATTTCCAGCTTGTTTAGCAGCAGTAGCTCCTGTTTTAGCTAGCTTTACCCCTCCAACTCCCAAACCTACTCCAGGGATTGCTGCCGCTCCCCGTAAAGCTGCTCCTGCAGCGTCTCCTCGTAACACAGAAACACCTGCATTAGCAAGATCTACAAAATTACCTACTACTGGGACCATACCTAGTACGTCCCCCGCTAACTGAATTTTATCCCAAAAAGATGATGAAGCCATTATATATTAAATTTAGATTATAAAAGAAGAGTACTTAAATTTAAGGTTTAATTACCGTAAGTCAAACAACCTCCAGATATAGTTAAGTAATTTAATACAATATGATATAAACTGCTTAACCTATAGTTTGAGATTTTTCAATCAACTAATGTCTCAGGGGTTAAAATCTTAGAAAGATTCCGCATACTTTTGTTGTTTCGTAAAGTTCCGCTTGAATTTTTTTCTGGAGGGTCAACCGCAACAAGTCCATGACGTTGTCTAGCTAAATCCAAACACAAAAAAGCAGCGTCTGCAAGGTCAGGAGACTGCCCAAACCTAGCTTTATAAGCTAATTTAGGTTCCAATTTCATCTTTAAGTTAGCTGAATTCTTTATTACATCATAATTTCTACTAGTTATTTCTTTAGCTAATTCTGAATCTATGCCATATAATTGTTTTGTTCGGCATAACTCTTTGCCTACAAACCACAATTCACTAACTCGATTAACATACAAGTCACGACCTATCTCTTTACTTTTAGAGCTAACCCTTTTATCTGATGCCTTGCCACCAAAAGAAACTCGAAGAATGTCTTCACCAAACTCCGTGGCAAGAACGTCGGCCAAAGGTTGTCCTGCTCCTGTTGCGTCTATGGCAAAATTTGAAGCAGTTACTTTTCTTTTATCGCAGTGCTCCTTCACCAAACGAGCTATTTGATAAGAACGTGGGACCGCTTTGTTGGTGGCATCGTCGTTGATTTGTACAGCTTCCGTCAGTTCACAAACAAATTGACCCGACTTATCGACCCCAACTTTGCCAAAGTAAATTATAGATCTGTCACCCCCTGTTGTAAAAGCAGGGTCAAATCCTGCAATGTTTACAGGCTCATTATTCCATTGAGCTTTACCCATTGATCCTGAGTTTACTAGCTCAGACTCTGTATATACAGTCTCTGTCTCATCGCTGTCAAAGAATACTGCACGAACCATTCGCATATATCCCCTGCTATGTCTTCCTAACAAGTCTGCGTCTTCTTGCAGTTTTTCTTCTGTAGGTAGCCAAGGGTATTTGTTTTCTCCTGCTAATACATTTGGAGATCTTTCTCCATCCAAACGAATATATTTACCTCCCCACTTAGTCTCCCAACTATCATCTACTTCTATATTAACGGACTCCCAAGTGTCTTTAGGTGTACTCCACACACCAAAAGCATCAAACCTAGAAGAAGGGTTGCTCATACCAACCAAAGAAAAATATGGGTTCTTAGATAAGTTAGAAAGACCAGCATTTAAAATAGCTTCACTAAGTTCACTAAGCTCATCAGCAATTAAGAATACTCTCTTCTGCTTTATACCAATAAACTTACCAACAGCTTCCCGTGTCTTTGACTTCTCAGCAGCTATCAAAGATAAACCTGCTCGCTCGAACAATGTTCCTTGATCATTGATAAATGCAACATTACCAATTGAGTCACGAATCTTAAATGGAGCTCCTTCTTTTTTAAGCCCATGCAATAAACTGATTACTGAACCCCAGATCCTTTTCCTTGCTTCACGAAGAGTGGTCGATGTTAACAGGACCAAAGTTTCATCTGGAGCAGCTAACCAATTTATAATCCCCCATGCAGCCATAGTATGTGACTTACCACTAGAGGCAGCACCTCCTACAGCAACATATTTATTTTCTATTGCAGCTTTAATTATATCTTCAGCCCAAGGATGCCTAACCATAAGAGGGTCTACTACCTCATCTTTATTCCAGATCTCATCACATAGTCTCCAAAAATAATACTCTTTAAGTTGAGGGCTTGTTGTGTCTTTAAAAGCAATCAACAAACATTGTAAAAATTGTGTTTCCCTAGGCAGGGTCTTTTTCCAATTTCCTATTTTCCAAACAAGTCCGTTTTTTCTTTTAACTAACTTAGGTTCCCAGCAATCTATTATTTCGGTTAGCATGTCTTACTTGAATTATAACTATTATAATAGTATATATTATGTGGTTTGACTAAAGAAAATAAAGAATCCAAAATCAAAGCTTCTATTGAGCTATATCAAAAAGATAAAAAACTATCTGAGATATCTAAAGTAACAGGAGTCAGTACTAAAACTATTCGTAAATGGTTACGTGATGAAGGTGTTTGGAAAGAAAACAAAAGCTCAAAGAGCACAAAAGAAGAACGTCTTCAAGAGGTAATCCATTTGTACAAAGATGGTAAGAATCCTAGTTACATAGCAACACAGTTTAAAGTACACCGTGACACCATTATTAATTGGTTAAAATCTGAGGGGGTGTATGAGACGATGGCTCAAAAAGCTGACAATAACTTGCAGGAGTACAAATTAAAAACTTCAGACAGAAGTGAATTAGTCGGGCTCCTAAGATCAGGGGAACTTTCTCAAGAAGAAACTAATCTAGTTGTACAAAGGATTTTAGAATATGAAATAGCAGACACAATAGAAGGCGATGAGAGAATGCAAAAAGTTAACAAGTATAAAAAGCTTGTAGAAACAATGTCTCTTCTAAGAGGTAAAGACTCAAACAATCAATCACATGGACGGCTAACTCTTAACTTAGAACTTAATAAGAAAAATTGGGGTGGTCCTACAATTGAAGCAGAACCTACATAAAATATGTCTACACAAGAAGATGGCGATACCGCTTTACTTCTTTATGATGGCTTACAAGATGCTTTCATAGGGAGTATAGAAAGATATGGGCAACCCCCTATAGCTTGTTATAGCAAAAGAATGGTTATTAAAGTTCTTAAAGAAGATTATGAATTAACCGAAAAAGAAGCTAGAGATAGGTATGAATTTGAATATTTACTTAGCAATCATGGAGAAGCAACTCCGTGTTTTTTAAATGATGATCCACCAAATGTTTCAGGAACGATCAAGGGTTAACAACCCTACTGTAATGATCAGGCAGAATTTGCCTAACAAAGACTTTCAATTTAAGTCTGAAAAACGTGTGGGCTCTTTTTATTTAGTCATCCCTAAAACGGCTAAAGAAATATTTTACATTCAAATGCTTGTTAAGAACGTAGACGTAATGATTCCTGCGGAAGGTGATGGTCTAATACTGTCATGTAAAGTAGTTGATCGGTTACACGTACATCCAGATTAATGATAATAGGAATTGATAATGGTCTTGATGGTGGGTTAGCCGCTATTTCTAAAACGACAGGAGCATTAATAAATAAAACAGTTATGCCGACTCTTAAAAGAGGGAGCAAGAGAGAAGTGGATGCTTATAAATTATATCAATGGATTCTAGGTCTAGATGAAATGCCAAGTAATTTTATAATCGCAATAGAAGAACCTTTACACCACGCTAAATCTTCTCAAGCAGTAAGATCAATGGCAATGTCTTTTGGTAAAATAAAAGGGTTATGTGAAGTAAAAGACTGGGAACACTGTTGTGTTTCAGTACATAAGTGGCAAAAGAAAATGTTAGGCCACGTTCCTAAAGGTATGACCAAAGAAGCAGCAGCCTGGAAAGCTGAGTGTTTAGCCCCTGATGAATGTTGGCAAAAAAGCAAAAGAGCTAGTAAACCACATGATGG